ATTGTAGATCTTTAATGCTTCCGCTCTTGATTTGCCAATCTCCACTTTGTCTTTTTCGCTTGGTGCGAAAACATCTTGCCAAAATACAGAATACTCGCTTTTCGGTAAGATATTAAATTTCATGCAATAATCAACAAATGGTCGGAGTACTACTAATTCTGACATTTCTTCCTGCCTTGTCTTAATAAGAGCAAGCCACTCGTTCTTATCCTGTGCGCTGGAAAGCTCGCCACGCTCACTTCCAATCAAAATACGTTTCGGAATACCTGTTTGAGCACTAATCGCTTGTAATTGTGCATCCAAGTGGTTGAGAGGATCCGCAACTTGTTGATCCAATGCTTTTATATCCACTCCTTGTGCAGTAATAAACCTTCGTAAGTCATGTTCATACTTGGTAAGCTCTTCATCCAATGCGGTCAATTCATCATCCCCAATGGTATAATCCGGTTGGTTAGTAGCGGTATAACCGGGACGTGCACCCCTCCAAAACATTTCAGCATCTCCACCAAGAATCTTCTCGATGTCGACCAACCTATTTATTACAGGCTTAAGGAATGGACGACCGTACACTTCGCTTTCTAATGACTCAGTGTGGACATGGAGAATGCGCGTATAATGGATTTTAAATGTATTTCCAATGCCAGTAGTAGTGTCATTGTTCTCAGGAGTAATTTCATACATGAGCGGGAACCCGAATCTCGGGCTACTTGTATTTTTTTCCCATTCAGTAATAGTTGCATGCCCTTCCGAAATAGGTCTCAAAAACAGTAGCTTTGGAGAACTGCCGGTGATGGGCTTTGAAAAATCCTCCACCTTCTTAACATCCGAAAATCCAAATAGCAATAAAGAAAAATTGCCTAAACAGGCTAATTTGTCTACCTTTTTTAGTAATGGAACAATTTTAAATTGAGTGTTTAAAGTCATCCATGCTTTTTGTAGCTTCGAGTTAATTGGAATTGTATTTTCCTCTAACAACTGAATCTCTCCAGCCCATGTTTTATCAGCAGGTCGGTCGATAATAGCAGAAGCAATATCCTGTCTACTATATTTGGCAAAATAGTAAGCATAAGTAAGGTCTTTCTCTTCCGGATATCCCAATGACTCATATACATTACGAACTCCTTTATATGTGCGACCCATCATTCCAGCCATCTGCGCACGCACACCAGATACGCTTTCTAACAATTCCATTCTTCTCCTTTGTATATCCTCAGAAGACGAACTAATTAGTTTCTTTGATTTTTTAGTCCTTTCCATGATCACCTATTAAGTATTTTAACAATTTTCTTTTTCACTAACTGGGCAAATCCACCAGAGCAGCAATCCGTCTGATCTTTAAAGGTACTATGTGGAAAGTTTTTAAGCTCATCCAATAGACCATCATTCCAAAACGCACGAAGCATCCGCACATTGCCATTATTTACCTGAACTGAGAATGGATCGGCGCGCTGTGTTTTGTCACCCACCGGTCTATCTTTATATACAGTAAATCCCATTAAATTAGTTACCGTTGCTTCTGCACTTTCCTTTCCACCACTACCAGGTTCCTGTTCGATGTATATTTTTACATGTCGTCCATCTGCTTGTGCTGTTTGGCGAATGATCCGCTCCCTTATTTCGGTAGACCACTGGCCTCTTTTAATATCGCAAATGTATATGTGGTTGTCTTTCGTAAGTAGCATCTTTGCCCCAACGGTAAAAGCGCCATCCCCTTGTG